GAAACCCAAAACAGAAGACAGTCATGAAGCGGGACGTGTGGATGCTGCTGTCTGAGCAGCTGGCATGGTGGCGCAGCCTGACATGGAAGCAACGCGCCGTGGTGGTCTATTTCCTCGCCAGCTTCTGCCTGGTCATGATGATGGACGACGGCAGTCCTCTGTGGGCCGTATTCGCAGCCGTGCTGAACCTCGGCAACGCAGTGCGGCTCATAAGGCGTGTGCCGATGGATTCGTTGTAAAATTGGAATATCCGGGACTATGGAATATCGTGATAATGTAATATGCGTAACCTACAAAGAGCTAATTTCAGGGGACATTCCTATTATTAATAAGAATACTCTTGATTCTTTGCGCAATCGCAAAAAAATTGCAATGGTTCACCGTGGTGGCGGCGAAGGCAACCGCGCGTTGATAGTCTATTCCTCGCTTCCGGAGAAGTACCGTGCCCGGTTCGAAGCCCTGAAGGGCGACCCGGCGGAAATCCTGAAACAGCAAGAACTGCAAATGAAAACACGCATCAAGACGGACGAAGCCGCCCGGACATTCTATGAGGACTACCGCTACGAGATGGGCGGCATGGAAACCAGCCTGAGCGACAAGCTGAAGGCCGAATACACGCTGAACGCCTCGGTGCTGGGGCGGCTCATCGCCGACATGGACCGGCGCGCCGCCAAGGCCCGCGCCCTGAACAACCGGCGCACCGACCTATGGGACATCCTGCTGGCCGAGTCGGAGCAATACCGCGAGGAATACGGCCACACGCTCCCGGCCAACCTGTCCCGGCTGAAGGCGAAGATACGTGACTTCCGCCGCGACGGCTATGCCGCGCTTATCTCGGGCAAGGTGGGCAACGTGAGCACGGTGAAGATTACGGAAGAAGGCGGCCGGTTCCTGATAGCCCTGAAACGCAGCCGCACGCCGGTCTACACCGACTCGCAGATTTTCGAGGAATATAATCACGTGGCACCCCTTCGGAAGTGGAAACAACTGAAGAGCATCCGCAGCATGGCAATGTGGTTCAAACGCCCGGAGATAGAGCCGTTGTGGTGGGACGCCGTGTATGGCGAGTTGTCCGCCCACCAGCGTTATGGACGCAAGCACCGCACGGAGCTGCCCGGACGGCGTGACTCCCTATGGTATGGCGACGGCACGAAGCTCAACCTCTACTATCAGGATGAAGAAGGCAACGTGCGCACGACGATGGTCTACGAAGTGGTGGACGCATACAGCGAAGTGCTACTGGGCTACTACATCAGTGACCGCGAGAACTTCGAAGCGCAATACCACGCCTACCGCATGGCTGTCCAGGTGGCCAGGCACAAGCCTTACGAAATCGTGCACGACAACCAGGGCGGGCACAAGCGGCTGGCCAAGAAGAAAGGCAAGGGCAAAGGGGAAGAGCAGGAAGGGTTCTTCGACAAGATATGCCACATCCACAGGGCGACAGCCCCCTACAGCGGACAGAGCAAGACCATCGAAAGCATCTTCGGGCGTTTCCAGCAGCAGGTGTTGCACAAGGACTGGCGTTTTACCGGCATGAATGTCACGGCCAAGAAGGCCAACAGCCGGGCCAACCTGGAGTTTGTTGCCGCCAATGACGACCGACTGTTTACCCTTGACGAATTGAAAGAGCACTATGCCGAAGCACGCCGCGCCTGGAACGAGGCCCCGCATCCCGCCACGGGCGTCCCCCGCATCGAGATGTACGAGCAGAGCGTGAATGAAGAGACTGATGCGGTGACCCCGTTGGACATGGTGGACATGTTCTGGATATGGACAAAGAACCCGGTGATGTTTACCTCTTCAGGCATCGAGGTGACAATAGGCTCCATCACGCGGCCTTACGAAGTGCTGGCCGCCCCCGGAAAGCCTGACCATGAATGGCGCCGGAAAAACACCTACCGGAAATTCCACGTCAAGTATGACCCGGACGACCTGCGCAGCGTGCGCCTCTATTGGGAAGACCGCGCCGGAAACCTCCGCTTCGAACGCGTGGCCGAGTTCTACCTGGGCATCCACCGTGCCATCCAAGACCAGACGGAAGACGAGGCGGCCTTCATCCACCAGGAACAAGAGGCAAACCTGCGCGACCGCATCGAGCGGCAGGTGATAGCCAAGGAGATAGAATACGCCTACGGTGTAGCCCCCGAACAGAACGGCTTGACGACGCCCGACCTGAAGGGCATACCGGCAGAAGCCCAGCGGGAAATAGACCGACGGACGAAGAAGTACAGCCGCGACCCGGAGGAACTCCAGATAGGCCGCGTAACGAAAAAGCAGAGCAACCTCACCCTCGACCAACTCGACGGCCAAATCCACTTCGACCAACGGAAGGTGGCGGGGAAACTCTGAGAAAATTAAGAATGATGAATGAAGAATTAAAGAAATAAGACTATGAGACAAGAAGAAAAAGACAGCATCCGCGAGCGGCTGGCCCGCTACGTGGAGCGTTACCCCTCGCAGAACAAGGCAGCCGGCAGCCTGAAGGGCACAAGTGCCGGAACTATCAGCAACATCCTCAATGGGAAGTATGACAACATCAGCGACGAGATGTTCCGCAACATCGCCGCCCAGGTGGGCGGGCTGCGCACGGAGACCGCCTGGCAAATCGTGCACACCGGAGCCTGGCAGGAAATCACCTATGTGCTGGATGACGCCCAGCAGTGGCGCAACGTGACGTGGGTGGTCGGCGAGGCTGGATGCGGGAAGACCACCACGGCGCGCCTCTACGCCACGGAACACCGCGAAGTGTTCTACATCCTCTGCTCCGAAGACATGAAGCGCGGCGACTTCGTGCGTGAGATAGCCCGCACGGTGGGCATCCGCACCGAGGGCTGCAACATCCGCCAGGTGTGGGAGCTCATCCTGGACGACCTGGTGCAGATGGACGCCCCGCTGCTCATCTTCGACGAGGCCGACAAGCTGACCGAACCCGTGTTCCACTACTTCATCTCGCTCTACAACAAACTGGAAGACCGCTGCGGCGTGGTGTTCCTCTCGACGGACTACATCAAGAAGCGCATCGCCTGCGGCCTGCGCTACCAGAAGCCCGGCTACAAGGAGTTCTACAGCCGCATGGGCCGCAAGTTTTTCGAGCTGGAAGACACCACGGCCAATGACGTCTATGCCATCTGCGCTGCCAACGGCCTGACCGACCGCCGCTCCATCGACGCCGTCATCCGCGACGCCGAGCCCTGCGGGTTCGACCTGCGGCGGGTGAAGAAAGCCATACACCGGACAAAAAGAATGAATGACCAACAGCCCCTCCCAACCCTCCCCCGAAGGGAGGGCTTGAAGTCACGCAACGATAAAAGCTCACCTTCCGGGGGAGTTGAGGGGGCCGCATTATGAAACGGGCACTGTCAGTAAAAGAAGTCCTCAGCATGAAGAAAGACACCTTCCCCTTCGAGGGGCAGTGGGCCGACGCCTTCGGGCAACCGGAGCGCACCGGGGTGTGGTTCGTGTGGGGCAACTCGGGGAACGGGAAGAGTTCCTTCGTGATGCAGCTCTGCAAGGAGCTGTGCAAGTATGAACGCGTGGCCTACAACAGCCTCGAGGAGGGCGACAGCCTGACCATGCAGAACAGCCTGCGCCTGCACGACATGATGGAGGCCAACCGCCGCTTCCTGCTGCTGTGCGAGCCGATGGAGGAGCTGAAGGCACGCCTCAGGCGGAAGAAAAGCCCCGGTGTGGTGGTCGTCGACTCGTTCCAGTACACCGGCATGAGCTACCGCGACTATATCACCCTGAAGGAGGCCTTCCGCGACAAGCTGTTTATCTTCATCAGCCACGCCAAGGGCATGAATCCTCGCGGCGATGCAGCCATGAGCGTGATGTATGACGCCTCGCTGAAGATATGGATAGAGGGCTACAGGGCCTTCAGCAAGGGACGGTTTATAGGCCCTGCGGGCGAATACACGATATGGGAAGAGGGTGCACGGGAGTATTGGGGAAGTTTAGGCAGCCCCTCCCAAACCCTCCCCCGAAGGGAGGGCTTAAAGAGCGAGCGATAAATAGAAACTAAAAATTGCCAACTATAAATCATCAATTAAAAACAATGAGCAGAATAAAGAAACAACTGGAGCTGGCTCCTCCCATGTGGATGCAGCCGGACGCGATGACAGAGACATTCACCAGCACAGGCTACACCTGCCCGCGCTGCAGTGGCAACGGATGGCATTGGACCGTGCGCCATGAGGACGGAATGCCCGTGAAGGCACCTTGCACCATGTGCGGCGGCGCGGGACGGCTGGACGCTGCAATTTCCGTGCAGTGGAAGGCCAGCCCCTCCCAAAACCCAAGCCCCTCCCAAACCCTCCCCCGAAGGGAGGGTTTAAAGGCTAATGAGGACAAAGGCCCCTCCTCGGGAGGGGTTGGGGAGGCTTAGAACTAAAATATAAAACGATATGGAACAAACCACACCACCTACCGACAACTATGCAGCCTTCTACGCCCTGCTGCAGCGCCTGCCGGGCAGCTACGACCGGGGCAGGCTGAAGCGTGACATCGTCCGGCAGTTCACCGGCGGGCGCACGGAGAGCCTGCGCGAGATGACCCGCGAGGAATACACCGACGCCCTCGAGGCCATGCGCAAGCTCCTGCCGCCCGACCGCCGGGAACCGTCGCGGGCCGAGACGCGCTACCGCCGCTCGGCCGTGCTCCACCAGCTGCAACTGCTGGGCGTCGACACGGCCAGCTGGGACGCCGTAGACCGCTACTGCCTCCATCCGCGCATCGCCGGCAAACGTTTCCGCGACCTGGACGACGGCGACCTGGACGCCCTGCTGCGCAAGCTGCGGGCCATACGACGGAAACAAGCAAGAATGAAAAATGAGGACTGAAAAATGAACAAAAGACTGGAACAAATGCTGAAGGGCATCCGCGAAGAGGCCACGCTGGCGGCCTCGGACTACAGCATTGAGGAACAGGATGCCTTCTTTGCCGAACTGGCCGAATGGGCCACCACGCAGCGGGAAATGCTGTCCATGACAGCCGACCTGGAACTGCAAGACTATGACAATTAACAATGGACAATTGACAATTATCAATTCAATTAAGTTATGGAAACAACAAACAACATGCAAGGGAGCGTGGACGTAAAGTCCATGACGAAAGAACAGAGGGCCGCACTGCTGGCCGAGTTGCAACAACAGGAGAAGGACGACCGAATCGCCCGTCGCGAGACCTACGAGGCCCTGCGCAGCGAGTTCATGCACGAGGTGAAGACCCGCGTGACGGGCCTCGTGGCCGACGTGCGCGGCTTCCGCGACTGGCTGGGGCGTGAGGCCGACGCCTTCACGGCCGTGATGAAGGAATACGGCCAGGTGAAGACCGAGGGTCAGAGCAGCTACACCATCACCGACGGCGACTTCCGGCTGGAGGTGAAAAGCAACAAGGTGAAGGGCTTTGACGAACGCGCCGACATGGCTGCCGAACGGCTCATCGACTACCTGCGCCGCTACATGCAGCGCAGCGAGAAGGGTGTCGACGACCCGATGTACCAGATGGCCATGACGCTGCTGGAGCGCAACAAGATGGGCGACCTGGACTACAAGAGCATCTCCAAGCTCTATGAACTGGAGGACAAGTTCGACGAGGAGTATGCCGGTATCATGCGGCTGTTCAAGGAGGCCAACGTCGTGCAGCGCAATGCCACGAACTACTACTTCTCGCAGCGCAATCCTGAGACGGGTGTCTGGACGCGCATCGAGCCGAGTTTCTGCCGGTTGTAGACCGGTTTTTGTTTAGTTGTTAACGGAAAACGCCGGGCCTCATGGAAGGTTCGGCGTTTTTCAGTTTAAAGACCGGGAAAGAGGGCGTATCTTTGTGTATATGAAACAACCGGCCACATATCCACTGTTCGGCTCCGTCCGCAAGGCGAACAACCGCCGCGAGCGGCTGGCACTGCGCAACCGTGCCCTGGTTGCCCGGAAATACTATTGGGAAGAAATCATGCGCCGCCGTGCCGACGACGTGACCATCATCCTGGCGGAAGAGGAATTCTTCGTCGAGGAGCGCACCATCCAGAACGCCCTGATGGAGCAGGCCGACTTCTATAACGACCTCTGCCGCCGCCGTGTCACTGCACGCCAGCTGCAGAAGATGTTCCCCTCGTTCCGGTTTTGAAGCCTCTCCAAAACCCTGCGACTTCTAAAGGTGGCGGTTTAACGTCGTTGGGACGGCGTTTCAATCGCGTTAAAGTAGTAGTTTAATGAAGAGTGAGTAATGAAGAATGAAGAGTGCATATAGCCTTCCGCATGGATTCTTCATTCTTCACTCTTCATTCTTCACTCTTCATTCTTCACTCAATAACCGTTGCCTCAAACGTCATCTCATAGAGCTTGATGCCGTCCTCCCTCCGGCGGGGCGTGCAGCTGACGCGCGTCCAGGGCTGCTGGAAATGGTCGAACCAGCGTCCGTCGAGCGCCCGGCGGATGTCCTCCAGCATGTCGAACCGTCTGAAAGCCACGTCGCGAACCCGGGCCGGTGTCCGGGCGTTCAGGCTGGCACAGTCGTTGAAGGCCACTTGCAGCGTTGCACGCAGCGTACAGCGGCAGGGTGTAGTCCCCATGGCCGAGAGCCGGCGCACGTCGGGCATGGCCAGGTCGACCAGGCAGCAGGGGAAGGCCACCGGCGGGCGTTCGTCGGTGTAAAAGTCCAGTTGTCCCTCATTGGCGTCAATCCAGCGCAGGGCGGGGACTTCATGTTCGAGCGTGTCGAGCACGTCTTTCAGATATTCCTTTTTCATGACATCGTGTTTTTAAACAGGTTTTCAGTCTCGCGTTTCAGTATGTCTTCCAGTTCGGCGCAGCGTCCCAGGAACTGGCGTCGGGGGACGCTCATGCGCCGCTGGTAAGAACGCACCCGTGCTATCTTTCCACCCTTGAGCCGCCTCTGGTGCGGCTTCACCACCACGCTGCCGGCGAAGCCCTCGTTGTGTGCCCGAGCATAGGCCACCTTGCTGTTTCCGGCCGTGATGACCACTTTCTGCGGCGTGACGGACGCCACACGGACACTGTTCAGCAATGCCCCGCTGCGCACCAGGAGCGTGCCGCGCCGGGGATGGTAGTTCGGGCTGACGGGCCGCCACGGCTTTCCGTCAAAGGCTTTCTCGGTGAACCGCCGCCGGGAATATTCCACGGCTTCTTCGGCCACGATGTCGGGCAACGCCTGCATGGCCCGGCCGATGCGTCTTGCAATTTCGTCTGTTGTGTTCATAGGTTATATGGTTAATAGTTTGTATATTTGCTGCGAAGTCCTGTATGAGCGGAGTAATCAAGGGTGCCAGCACCTCGGGGGCGATGGGGGCACGTGAAGGCTGATAATGACAGCGCGCAGACAGGGTGAACTCCAAGTTGAAGCGTGACACCGGCTATCCAATCCGGGCTGGCGGAGGGCATACGGGTTATCCTTCCTTTACGGGCCGGACGGACGTGAGGACACGTTTCAGCGTTTTTTTATCAACAGTCCGAACCTTCGTTTATCCCATATTTTCCTTTTCATGTAAGCTACACTTTTGTCCAGGTTGGTCTGCATGATATACCACGTTTTCAGTACCAGCTCTTCCCCTTCAATACGGTAATTTACGGCGACAACCTCATCCCGGTAGAACTTTATCAGACAGTAAGTGTTCAGTTCCTCAGCCTTGTTCTGGGCATTCTTTTCTAATTCATTGTTCAGCCATACCTCGTCCGGATGTTTTAATGCGTCCAGCATGGCATCCCAAAGCGTAATGCGGTTATCGCGTCCCTTGGCTGTTGTATGGCTGAAGAACTGTTCCCGGCTGATGGTGACGGTGCGGCCGTCGTAGTCGGTCAGGGCAATCTTTCCGTCATGGCTGTAAATGTCCCACACGGCCTGCTCGTCACGCTCCACCCGGGGCGGCATGTCCCCGTCGGCCTGCTGTTTCATCTGTTGCACGGTAGGCAGCTTCCAACGGTCGGCTGTGAGCCGTTTCAGATAGGACGCGGCATGTTCCGGAAATTTGCGGATATACATTTGGTCGGCGGTGAATATCTGCGCCGTGTCACACCGGTTGACGCCCCATCCTTGAGCGGCAAGCATCTTCCATTCGCCGGTGCCCAGATAGTCCAACACCCTTTGACGCATTTCTTTGAAGTCTACATCTTTTGCCTGGTGCTCCATCAGACCTCTGACGCGGCACCGGCAGTTCCATCCGTTCGGCGGATATATCTTATCCCACAGCGGGTCGTTCTCGGGCAGGATGACCCCGTGCAGTTTGCGGTGCTGTTCCCGGACACGGCCGTCGGCCACGGTCAGGTATTGCCAAAATGGAAATATATCGCTCTTCTGACGCAGCCGGCGGTAATTGGCCGTCGATTCGGCAGTCAGCACGGCCGTGTCATATTCCGTGCGCTGCCAGGTGTCATTAAATGCCCGGGCCACCTTGGCCGCCTTTTCCCGGAAGTCCGCATAGTCCTTTGCCTCACGTAACAGGCGGTTGAGTTCCTGCACCTCGGCCAGCGTCTTGGCCGCACTGAAATGGTAGAGGTTTGTCTCCAGGGCAGTCCGGAACACGTCATCCGGCGCGTTGTAGGTAAAGCCCGTGTCGACATTCTCCAAAGGGCGTTCCAATCCCGTTTGAACAGCTTTCAAAAAGTCTTCAGAGAAATAGGCGAACAGTTCCGGAGAGAAGAAGTCCTCGCCGTCCCACACGTCGGCCATGAGCCGGCCGTCGAGGGTGTCGTCGTCACTCATGCGGGTTGTGCCAGCCCCGGCCGGAACCGGGGCCGCCCCGAAAAAATCGCGCAGCCGCTGCCAGAACCCCCGACGGTCGGCATTGCGCACCGGCGGGTCGGTGTCATCGTCCGGGTCGTTATCCGGCTGCAGGGGCTGGGTCGTGTCCCGTCGGCCGGACGGTGCCGGCGCCGCTTCCGCCCGCAGAGGCTCCAGGATGGGTTCGCCGTCTTCCGGTTGCGGGATTCCATACTTGTCATACGCCCAGCTCCGGGGCACGGGCAGGATGCCGCTGAGTGTCTTCAGGTCGGTCACGGACAGCTCGTCCTTCTTGTCGACAAATATAAATTTCCCGCCCTGCACCGGATAGCCCCTCCGTTCCAGCAGCGGGATAAAATACTTGTTGAGCATCCGGATGACAAAGCGGCGGTCGGAACGGTGCTTCTTTTCCTGCACTGCCAGATGCACCTGGCTCTGGGAAAGCGACGCGCCGCTCTGGGTGGTCATGGTCTGCCCCAGGATGGTGATGAGTATCTCCTCGTTGCAGGCCTGCCGGAAGTCGTTGTAGAGCGCCCCGTTGGCCGTGCCGCTCATGAGGGTGGTTTCCACGTCGCTTTCCTTGGGCACCACCATGTAGGGCGCCGAGCCTGCCGTCTCGAAAGCCTGGATGAGCAGCCGGCGGCTGGCATCGTCCATGCTGTTATACTTCCCAATGCGGATGGGCATTCCGAAGAGCTCGACGAACTGTGCCCAATCGCCGAAGCCGCCCCGCTTGTAAATGACATACGGGGCTATCTTGAGCAGCAGTCCCAGGTCGTCGTCACGCCCCCACTGGATGACCATCGGGTCGCCGGCATAGCTGATGCCTTCCGTATCCGACTGGCGGCGCACGATGACCTTCTGCCGGGGACGGATATGCTTGCGGGGGATGCTGTTGAAGTCAAATCCGGGAATGAACGTGAACTCGTCCACCGTGATGCCCCAGAACCGACTCCACATGATGTCCTCCAGCAGCCGTTCGAACTCGGCCGAGTCCACCAGGTCTTCCATTTCCTTCACCGGCTTGCCGTCGGCGGTGAAGTGGATGTCGGCATCGGTGATGGCCTCGATGCGCTTGTTGATGGCGTCGGTCACCTGGCCGTCGAGCAGGATGCTGGCATAGAGGTCATAGAGCGGCCAGCGTATGCCGATGTCGGCGCTGCGCAGGGCTGATTTCCAAGTGCCGATGTCGTTTATCTCCCGGCGTGGCGGCGTGACCACTACCGTGCTGTAGACGGGAGTCTGCGGGTTTTTGTTGGGGGCAGGCGGTGCCTGTCTTTTTTGCTTGTTTCGTTTCATATCGGTTAAAAGTGAAAATCATGTTTGGGGTTACTGCCGAAGTCGAACTGCACGCGGCCCGTGCCGGGTAGGCTACCGGAACCGGACGCGCCGTCTTCCAGGGCAGGCAGGTTCGGGTTGTTGCGGTTCTGGTTGTTCTCCAGCCATTCGATGGCCCGGTTGTAGCGTTTCTCGCGCAGTTCCAGGTCTACTCCGGCATTACACAGGTTGACAAAATGCCAGGCGGCGATGTCCTTGATGAAGAGCAGCAGGATGGCGTTGCGGGCACTGCCCGTGGCGGCAAATATCTTCCGCGTGTCATACTTGGTCAGGTAGCCGGACGCCTCCTCGATGGCGGCGTCGATGGCCGAGAGCATCACGGCGTCATCGCCCCGGCTGATGGTGTCGATGTTTTCTTGGTAGATATGGGTGTACATATCTTCTACTGTCAGGAAAGCCATACTGTTAATTGATAATTGATAATGGACAATTGATAATTACGATGCCGTATGGGTAATTGTCAATTATCAATTGTCCATGGTTAATTGTTTAAATTCTGTTCCGGTTGCGTGGCCGCCCGCCGCTCCAGATACTCCCTGTCTCCAGGCTGGCCGCCAGCTGTTGGCACAGATAGTAACCGCCTTCCACGGCGTCGGGACCGTCGGCAGGCGAAGGCAGGCCGTCGTCGAAAAGGAGGAACTGCTCCTCGAGCCGCTGCATGTGGGGGTTCTCACGTTCACGGATGTTCAGCACCAGGCGCCCGGCCCGGTTGAGCGGCTCCAGGTTGCCCTCGATGCGGGCAAACTTGTCAGGCTTCTTTCTGGCGTCGGGGCTGATGTTTATCTGAAAGCCCCGCTCTTCCCCCTTCTGCAGGAAGATGGGACGGAACACCTGCTCGTAGAACGGGTCTTGCAGGGTGTTGTTCTCGATATAGCAGCGTATCTGGGAGCGTTCGCGGACATAGTCGCGCTGGTAGTAGTACCAGTTGACAAACTCGTCGTTGGTCACATGGTCAAGGTAGCAGGTGTAGATATAGAGCGTGCCCTGATAAAGTCCCATGAGGACATTGCTCTTGAAAGAGTTCTTGGCTGCCTTTTTCGAAGCCTTGTTGCTCGGTGCCGGGTCGCCATAGCTCACCACATACTTCAACTTGTGCAGTGGCGGGCATTCGCCCCAGTGCATCTCGGTGAAGTAACTGCCCTCCACCACGGGGTTGTTGAAGCACTCCTTCTGCCCGGCGGCCAGGCTGACCTGCGCCAGCACTTCGTCGATAGCCTCCTCGCTGTTCTTTTCCGGCCAGACGGATTTTCCGTGCCGGTAGTCGGCCTGCGGGTCGGGACGGTTGATGTCCACCATGCGCAGGTTGATGATGTCCCAATGTCCGAGCGGCTTGTCGCGTCCGGCCAGTTCGCGGGCCTTCTTGCCGGCGCGCACCACACAGCAGTCCTTGGCTATGACGTTGCCCGTCCAGATGGTGAGCAGGGAGGCCGAGATGGAGCGGGTGAAGAACAGGGCGTTTTCAAACCACCGCCACTTGTTGTTCAGCACCTCGGCGTTGCGGCATTCCTCGTCGGTGTCATAGTCGTCCATGAGCAGCAGGTCAGGGCGTACCTCTTCCAGCTTCACGCCGCGGGGCGACTGCCCCCAGCCCATGGCCATGAACGACACGCGGCCGGACAGCAGGAAATAATCCTCGCTCCACTTCGAGCCGCGCAAGTCGCCGTAGAAGTAGCGCAGCCGTTCGTTGGCCTCGAACTGCGCCCGGTAGACGCCCAGCAGCTTGATGGCCGCGTCGTTCGTGGCTGATGCCAGGATGATGACCCGTTTGTTCTTCTTCACCAGGACGAGGTAGAGCACGGTCATCATCACGATGGTACTCTTGGCCAGCTCGCGGGCCCAGGAAAGCACCTCATACCAGTTGCCGTCGGCATGTTCCACGATGCGGCGGATGGCCTTCTTCTGAAATCCGGCAAAAGGATACCGGGCAAACCGGTGGAACATAAACGACATCCACTCGACCGGGTCGGCCTCCAGCCTGCGGAGCGTCTGCGCCTTATCAGCGTCATCCATGGTGAAATCCACCTCGGTCAGCGTGCGGATGCGGCGGAGGTATTCCTCTCATTCGTCCACCAGTTGCTTCTTCTTGCCGCTAAGTCTCTGCTTTGCCATAGTCAACTAACTGTCCAGGTTGTCTTTGATGAACAGGTCAAACAGGTCGGCCATCTCTGCGGCCTGCTGCTGGTTGCGTGCGCGAAGCCAGGTGAGGAAACGCTTTGACACGCTTATAATATCGGCAATACCGAAGTCTCCCTCCATCTTGCTGATGGCCGCCGCGAGCTTGCCGATGGTGTCGGCCTGTGCCGGGGTGGCATACTTCGCGTCGCTTTCATCCACCGCCTTGTTTATCTGGGCTATCTGGCGGTAGAGGTTGCGTATCTGCTCCTCGCGGGTGCTGGTCACGGCAGCCCGCAGCATCTCCCAGCCGCCCGCCTGTGCCCATTTGCCTACGGTAACGCGGCTCACGCCTACTCTGGCAGCAATCTCCTGCAGAGTGAGCCGCTCCTGCATGTAGAGCAGCTTCGCCCAATCCTTCTTCTGTTGGTTTGTCAGTGTACTGGTCATGTTGTCATATGTTTATTTGTCGTGACAAAATTAAGAGATTATATACGCGCCTCCGAATTGGATTGTAACGCTTACACGCTGGAATGCAGCCGCTACATCCTGCGCGGTAACGTTTACAACCCGATTTTTTTGCTTCATTATTTCTTTTCAATTTTGCGGCAAACAAGCACGGAATGAGTAAGACGCATACCTTTAAAGTACACGATGAATCAGTGAACACCTACGGCTTCCGGATGCTCACGTCGGGGGCAGACCTGACGGAGTATGAGAAGAACCCCGTGGTGCTCTACAACCATAACGATTGGGAAGCCCCCATCGGCCGCGCAGAACGTGTCTATGCGAAAGACGACGCCATCTATGCCGACATCCTGTTCGACACAGCCGACCCGCGGGCGGCAGAGATTGCCGGCAAGGTGGAGCGCGGATTTCTGCGTGCAGCCTCGGTGGGTGCTTGGCCTCCCGAGGAGACGACGGAGGACGAGTTTTCCAAACTTCCCGGTCAGACCGGCCCGACAGTGACCCGCTGGACACTGCGCGAGGTGTCAATCTGCCCCATCGGTGCCAACCATAACGCCCTGGCCATGTATGACCGGGCGTCAGGTGAGCGCATCGACCTGGCAGACCATCCGCTGACAACTATTAACCATCAAACCCATACGAACATGAGTGTTATAACCCAATTATTGAAGCTGTCCGACCAGGCCAGCGAGCAGGCTGTAGCCGAAGAGGTACGCAAGCTGGTGGCCCTGCGCGACCGGCTGCAGAAACAGGCCGATACACTGCAGTCCGACAACAACACGCTCCGCCAACGCGTGGAAGAGTACGAGAAGAAGGAGCGGGAGGCAAACCACTCCCGTGCCGTAGCCTTGGTGGATGAAGCCGTGAAGGACGGCCGCCTCGACGCTTCCGGACGTGACGCTTGGCTGAAGGACTTCGACCGTGACTTTGACAACACTTCCGTCCGGTTGTCCAGCATCGCACGCCGGCAGGAGATTGTCTCACAGCTGGAATCCACCGGAGGACAGAAGGGCGCCGTTGAGCTGCGTGACATGTCGATGGCCGACATCCTCAAGGCCGACCGCCTGAAAGAACTCAAAGCCGACCCTGAGCTTTATAAGAAGAAATTCCGCGAAGCCTACGGACACGACCCGAATTAATTAACAATCAAACAACAAGATTATGCCCGGATTGAATAAAGAAATCTGGCTGCCCGACATTATCGAGCAGTTCATCCCGCAGACCTCGTTCGTGAATGAGGCCCGCGACCTGGATGCCTGGACCGACAACGGTTTCCTGAATCTGCAGGAGGCCGGCGTTAATCCCGACGTCATCGTCAATAATTCCGTATGGCCCATCCCCATCGTGCGCCGCGAGGACATCCCGCACCGCGTGGAGATGAAGCGCTTCGATACGGAGAATACCGTGCACATCAACGCTATCGAGGTGGAGGAATCCGCCGGCAAGCGTGAGAGTGTCATTCGCGGCCACCGCACCTCGCTCCAGACGCAGTTCGCCCGCATGTGCGGATACAACTGGTCACCCGCCAAGAATGGTGAGACTACGCCTGTCAATGTCGTCTCCTCCGGCGAGAAGAGCGCCATCAACAACACCTACTACGCCATGACCTACGAGCAGCTGCTGAAGTTGGAGACGCAGGCCAACATGATGGACATGCCCACCGAAGGGCGCATCCTGTTGTTGCATCCCTGGCACGCGGCCGACCTGCGCCGTCAGGACTTGGAAATGTACAAGAGCTTCTTCAACGGCGGCATGATGTTTTCTTTCAAAATCTACATCACGGCCATGACACCGCGCTACAATGGAGACACCGGCCAGCGCGTGGCCTACGACGCTCCGGTAAACTCGACCGACGCCATCTCTTCCACGTTCTACTACCGCGAGGCTGTAGGCCGTGCCAAGAGCGACTTTGACATGTACTACCGTCTGAACGACCCGGAATACCGTGGCGACGTGGTGGGCTTCAACATGCGAGGCTTGGGGCTGCCCCTGACCGGAAAATACTTGGGCGCCATCGTGACCAAAAAGGCCAACTAGAGACTATGTATTACAATTCCTGCTCAATGTTATCGGGCGGGATTAAAAAGCAAAAAGATGAGTTATATCAACACCAAATCCAACCGCACGTTTGACTTCTTCGCGCCTTTCACCGAGGAAGGAGACCGCGTACAGCGTATTCCATTCCCTATCGCCGTGAAGCGCGCCGTGGAGGGGACAAACCTCGTGCATGACTGCAATCCGCAGCTTGTTGAATTTCCGTCGGGCACCGCAGCCGGAACCATTACTGTGGACACACAGGTACAGCCCGGCTCGTTACTTATTGTGCGCAACGAGGACGGCACCAATGCCCAGACCGTAGGAGGTGCCACCTGCGCCAAACAGAGCGTCACCACCCTCTTGTGGGATGGCGCCGGATATATTACTATAGGGTCGACCAGCCTGGCGGAGGAGGAAGGCGATGAGTAGAAACGGGCTTTCGCGCGGGCTGCGCAACTGCAATCCCGGCAACATCCGCCGGACGAAAGACCGCTGGCTGGGCCTGCGTCCCGTGCAGGCCGACCCCGACTTTTTCCAGTTCACCGAAATGCGATGGGGCTACCGTGCCCTGATGCGCACCCTGCAGAACTACCGCCGGCGGCACGGCTGCCGCACGGTGGCCGACTTCATCCGCCGCTGGGCACCCTCCACGGAGAACGACACGGCGACCTACATCCGCTCCGTGTGTGCCGACCTCCAGGTGCCGGAATCCTACGTCCCCGACGTGGACGACCGCACCACCCTCTGTGCCCTGGCTGCCGCCATCAGCCGCGTGGAATGCGGCGTGCCCGCCGTCATGACCGACGTGGAGCGGGGCTGGGAACTGCTTTGACAATTGACAATTGATAATGGACAATTGACAATTATGACTAATGATTTATAATCAACTGATTCAAATTCTTATGAAACGATTTATCACATTCTTATCTCTATGCTTTGTGGCTGCAATGACTTTTGCCGCCACGGATACCCCGTCCGAAGCCGGCCAGATGCTGGTCGACGTGGGTACGTTCACCGGACTCGTGGCCCTCACCTCCATGATTGTCACCCAAGTGATGAAGGTCATCCCTGCCATTGACGGCAACCGCCTGGCCAAGATTGGCATCTCCGCCCTGGCGGGTATCGCAGTCTGCATGTCCGTATGGGCACTCCAGGCCTCGCCGCTGCTGGATGGGCTGGTGTGGTGGCAAGCCTTGCTTTATGGCCTGGCCGCCGGACTGTCCGGCTGCGGGTTTTATGACGTGATTAAGGCCATCGCCGGACTTTTCCGGCCCGCGGCGGACAATGGCTGATTGTTAATTGTCAATTAGAAATGGACTGGACACAGTTGCAGCCGCTCTGGGACTGGCTGCTGCCCGCCGGGTGGCTGGCCACAGCCCTGGCCTGGTGGCGCGACAGGAGAGTCCGCAGGGTGCGGGAAGTGAAGGAAACCGAGAGCACCTACAAGTCGCTCTATGACGACCTGAGCACGACTGTGGTAGACCTGAGCCGCCAGTTGCGCCGAATCAATGAAAAAACCATCAACTATGAGACAGCCATCCGCAAGTGTCATGCTTGCAAGTATGTTGACCGTTGTCCTGCTGTCATCTTCCTGCACCAGCAGCCGAAGGGCAAGCCGGACAGCCGTCCGCTCGGACAGCCTCCTTGTGAGCGCAACCGGGCAAACAACCTACGCGCCGGTCCCGATGCGGACGGCGACGCTGAAGGTGAGTGCGGCACAACTGGAAAACCTGCCCTCCCTGCCTGAAGGCTTCGGCCTGGCCCTGCATGAGGACGGACTGCACATCGATGTGGCAGCCGACGGAGAAGGTGGCGTGAACGTCACGGCCAGGGCCGACAGCTCGGGCAGGCGGGTGGACAGCTGGCAGCGCACGGCTATACTGGGCACCCACCAGGAAAGCAGCGAGACGGAAGAGGAGGAAAAGTCCCCGGAGCGTCCCTGGTGGTTGTCTCCGTGGGCATTCCTGGGCGCCGCCCTTGTTTCCCTCTTGATAAAAAGACTATTCGACAATTCTTAATTCTTAATTCATCATTCTTAATTAAACAATTATGGCAGACACAAGCAATGGATTATTGTACGGCCTGGCCGAGCTTCTCTTTAAAAAGCATGGAGACAGCCAACAGGAGAAGACCTTCGGCTGGATTGACGAGAACGGCCTCCAGCCCGCGGGCAACGAGCCGCAGTTTCTCGACGTGTACGCCGCCCAGGTGACCGACGGTCCGGTGGAATCCATCCAGCAGAACCCCGGCAGTGATGCCTTTACGCTCAACCTTATCCGGTGGAAGGCGCAGGAGCTGGTCGACATCTTCGGCGGCAAGGCGGAGGCCGACGGTTCCTATACGCCGCCCGAGAACTTCACAACTTCCGGTGTGCTCACTATCAAGATGCACTCCGGACACTCGTTCCGCGTCTTCAACGCGCGGCTCACGAAGACCACCTTCCAGAATGGCCTGAACATGCAGGGCGTGCTGGGCTTCGGTATTCGTGTTGATATGCTCAAACCTACCGACGGCAAGAGCCGCCGCTGGCGTTCCTATCCGCCCGGGGTAGAGCCGGACACGGCTGATTCTACTGCGGACGCTAAGGCCTGATTCTGATGGACGCACGTGAACTTGAACTGCTAGCGGCTGCCGCCATCTGTGATGCAGGCATCAGCCTCCCGCTGGAGGTGGCCTTCCGCCGCCGGCCCGTGAGGGTGACGATGAGGATACCCGTCACCTGGAGCCTGGTGCGTGTCAGCCGCCTCTACCTGAAGATGGGGGTCACCCCGGAGGAGTATGACGGCTACACGTCCGACCAACGTATCCGCTTCATCGCCCGGCACGGGCGGGACGTCTGCCGCATCGTGGCGGCCGGCGTCGTGCGCGGCCCGCTGCTGGGACGGGTGCTGAACCGCCCCGTGGCCTGGCTGCTGGGGCAGACGATGCACCCGGCCGCGCTGGCCGAAGCCTGGCGGCTGATGCTCACGGCCATGTCCACCACGTCTTTCGGGAGTATTATCACATCGGCGGCAGCCCTGAACAAGATGCAGCCCTTAGTGAGCCGGAACGAGAGCGGAAGCGACGCGAGGAGTTAACGAAGGGACACACCGAACCTTCCCATAGCCTCTTCGGCGTGATTGGACAACTGGCCACCCAGACCGGGTGGACGGTGGACTACATTCTCAAACACGTCAACGTGGTCCTGCTCCAGCTCATGACGGCCGACCTGCCCCGCTACGTCGGTCCCCACAAGCCCGGCCCTGCCGAGCTGATAAGACGGCTGAAAGAGCGTGAGCGGCAACGGGGCAACCCTCCGTCGCCCACAGGACAGAAAGGAGTAAACCCGATGACGTCCTTCCGAGATATGGCCGTAAAAGACTAATTCATCATTCTTCATTCATCATTTTTCAATTAAAAAAATGTCCGTCCCCATAGAACTTGAGATATTCATGCGCGACCTTACCCAGGCCGGTCTCCGGTCGGTGGGCAAGAATGTAGAAGGCGTGGAAGGCCAGACCCGGCTGCTCATTGCCGCGCTGGAACAGGTGTGCGCCGAACAGCTCAAGCAGCTGCAGGCCAACAAGCAGGCCGGGCAGGGCTACACCACGCAGGCCGCCAACGTGCAGGCATTGACCGGGCAGATTAACGGACTAAAAGCCGGATTGAAAGAGCTGCAGCAGGAACAGGCCCGCGTGGCGGCCACGCCGATGGACATCGACACGGATGCCGTGGCGCGCAAGACGAACAACCTGAAGATGCAGTTCGCCCAGGTGGCACGCGAGCTTCCCTCGCTGGCCATGGGGCCGCAGATGTTCATCCTGGCCATCTCGAACAACCTGCCCATGCTGGCCGACGCCATTGCCGACGTGCGCAAGCAGAACGAGTTGCTGGCTGCGTCCGGGCAGAAAGGCGTGCCGGTGTGGAAGCAGTTGGGTAAGGCTCTGCTCTCCCCGCAGACGGCCCTAGTTGCGCTCATCTCGCTGGGTATCGTCTATGGCAAGGATATTGCCGAATGGACCAAGCGGACATTCGGGTTTGCCAAGTCGTTCGACACGCTGGCCGACTCGCAGAAACGTTACACGGACGCATTGGCCAAAGGTGATGCAGAGGCCCAGAACGGCATCACCCGGCTGCGGGTGCTCTACGGTGCGGCCATCGACGCGTCAAAGAGTACGGACACGCGCCGCAGGGCCATCAATACCCTGAAAAAGGAATATCCCGACTACTTCAGCAAGCTGTCAAATGAGGAAATCATGCTGGGCAAGGCTGCCAAGGCTTACGACCGGCTCACGAGCAGCATCCTGAAGTCGTCGCGCGCCAGGGCATCCATGAAGTTCCTCGATGAGAACAACGCGAAGATTATTGAACTGGAAGGGAAAATCAACGCGGAGTATGCCAAGCGGAATGACCTGGAAAAAGAGTTGGAAGAGCGCATCGCAGCCGTCAACCGGATAGACAAAAAAGCAAATCTCGACCAGTATTTCGGCGCGTCGATGATGGTCGGTGCCACGTCGGGCCGGATAGACGAACTCGACAGGGTGATAGCCGGCTACCGGCATCAGATATTCCAGTTGCAGAAACATAACCGGGACATTGAACAGGGTATCGATGTGGCTGCCCTGGTAACGGACGTCTCCGGAAACAGTAACGATGATGGCGGCGGAAACAGTAACGATGATGGCGGCGGAAGTACCACCACCGGCAAAGCAAAGCCGCAGGACTATGCCTCCGAGTTGGCCGCAGCCCGCCTGCGCGCCGAACGGGAGACGGAGCGGCTGCGCATCCAGATACAGCAGGAGGGATACGCCAGACGCCGTGCGCTAGCCCGGCAGGAATACACCGAGACCCTGGCCGACATCGACCGGCAGGAAAAAGAGACCCTGGCGAGGATGAATGAAGCCCGGCAGGATGGCGCTGTTATCCCCCAATCACAATATGATGCCGTG